CCTCGTGCATGAGGCCAGCGGTCGAACCCTTCGGGAACGGGCAGTAGACGGTGTTGTCGCCCCAAACAACGAGATACACCGAGGTGTTGTCGCTGCCAGTGCCGCCGCCTTCGATGATGTTCTGGCCAATACCAGACGAGCCGGGGGCCGCCGAGTAACGGGCCGCGAGGCCGAGGAACGACTTCGGCTCGATGGCGGGGTTGCCATAGAACATCGTGACCGCCTGCGTCTGGTTCATGGCCTCAAGGAAGGCCACGTCTTCGGACAGGCGGAACTGCGCGGTGTTGCCGTTCAGCATGGCGAGATCCTTATCGACCTCGCTGCGAGCCTCAAGGATGCCGCAGGCTTCATCAACCTGGGCAGTCGTGCTCTTGCTGTTCGGGATGCCTTGGTTGAGGGCGCGCCAGTACACGGCCGGGAGGCCGGTGCGGATGACGACGCGCTCGCCGGTGGGCAGGTTGCCCTCCTTGAACACGCAGTCCTCGAGGATCTCGTTCGACTGCGAGAGAAGTTCCGCGACGACCGGAACGCGGCCCTCGGGATCGGTGCGCTTCGCCCAGTCGGCGAGCGTCAGGTTAGTGCTGGAAAGAACTGCCATTGTGGTTTACCTTTCGTAGGTTTAGGTGCTGGAGGAGTACATGGCGTCGGCGAGGTCATTGAACGAGCGGGGTCCGGCCGACTTGGCCTCGCCCTTGGTGCCCGTGACCATGCTGTCCTCGCTGATCGCCTTCCCGGCGCGGAACATGAACCGGATCACTTCCGGGTGGTTCCCGAGGCCGGACTCGTTGAGCAGGCTGCGGAGTTCGGCAGTACCGAACGCATCGAGCGCCTTCTTCGCCACGGACAGGTTCTCCGACAGACGCTCGCCGCCAAACTCCTTGTCGGCCTTGCTGCTGTCGGACCATCCGTTGCGAACCGCCTCGATCTGCGCCGCTTGACGTTCAGCCAGCTTGGGGCCGACTGCGTCAAGGACGCGCTGCGCGGCTTCCTGCGACAGGTTCAGTTCCTTCGCCACCTTTGAATACTCGGCAATGACCTCGGAGTCGAACGCTCGACCCTCCGGTGCCTTGAACTCGTAGGTTTCCGGCGCGGTCGGCTTGGCGTCGGCGGGTGCCTCGGCGGCCTTTGCGTCGTTGGCTTCGGGAACCTTGCCGGCAGCGGCCGCATCCGCGGCTTGCTGGCCCTGGGTCGTGGTCGCCTTCTGCTCGCCACCGTATAGCTTCTCGGCCGTCGCCGAAACAACTGCGGCAGCATCGGATGCGGGAGCGGCTGTAGTGTTGGTTTCAGCCGTTTCCATCATCGTTGGTTCGTTCATCGTGTGCCTGTTCCTTCATCATTGCCGGATACTGGTCCGGGCAAAGCGCGTGGACCATGCCGAGCATCCGTAGCCCGTAGTTCCTGCCACCCTCCGCAAATGCCATCGACATCGCGTTGGTGTTGAAGGAACTGCGGAACACGCCCGCCTGGTCCAGCAGCCGCCACACAATGCGTCGGCCGCGCTTGCTAGACATGAGCCACTTCACGTCGGCCTCCTCGTTCTGTCGGTCAAGGCGATCACGAAGCTCTTTGTTGGCTCGGTCACGCTCTTGGCCCCGCAAGTCGAGGGGGTCGTAGTTGCTCACGGCGGGACTGTATCCCTGTGGCTAATGCTTACGGGTACTGTTAGACCTCAACACCAGAGGGCGAGCCGTACCCCGAGAACATGTTCATCACGTCGGTGAGTGCGTTCTGATTGCCAGTCGGTGCCTGGGCCATGTTCTTGACGCTCTGCGAGGTCTGCTGCATCGCGGCAGCCTGTTCCTTCGCGGCCATCGCCTGATTGCGAGCATCGCGCAGGACCGCGACTTCCTTGTCGGCGATGATGAGCGACGGGTCCACGCCGAGCATGTCGGCGTATACGTCGGCCCACTGGTCCTGGTCGAACTTGTCCAGGATGTCCGGCTTCATCTTCGCAATGGCGCCGAGGTTGCCGACGAAACGATCCACGGCGTTGGTGCCGATGGCACGCTGCGCCTGCGCCAGCATGGACACGAACTCGACGTTCAGGTCCATTCCCTGCAATTCCTGCGGGGCTGGCGGCAGTGCGCCGGCAGCAACCATGCGCGTGAACGTGATGTCCACGAGCGGTGACAGCAGCTCGTTGTGCAGGCGCTCGAGGACAGGCCCGAGCATGAGGAGCTTCTCCTCGTGGCGCTCGGCGACCTCGGTGGCCGTCATGCGGGTGTTCGGGGTGTTGGCGAGCATCAGGAACAGGTCCGCGTAGAACGAACCACGCACGCGCTCGCGGCAGTCCATGATGTCATTCAGCAGGTACTGAAGATTCAGGTTCACCTCGAACGCGGTCTTGATCCCGTTGGACTGGCCGTCGTAGTACGACACGCCGCCTGGGAGCGTTTCCACGTCGCGGTTCTTCATGGACGCCGGCACCTGAAGAGGCGGCTTCGTCTGGTAGTCGATGGCCTGCGCCTTGCGTAGCTGCTCGTGCTGGAGCTGCTTGATGTCTCCAAGCGCCTCCATGCCAGGGCTGTTGCCGTAGATGTCGCCACCGATCACGGACCAACGCGGGCAGAGCGCCGGGAAATACTGGAACCCGCTCTCGCGCAGGAACACGCCGTCCTCGCCGCCGACCTCGAAGTAATACGAACCCCAGGGCATGTTCTTGGCGTCGCGCTTGCCCATGTCGCGGTCTGCACGCGGTTCGATGCAGTGGATCACGGGCACCCACTGGTCGAGGTTCCCGGTGCGGTACATGTTCTGCACCGAGACGCTGCACTTCTCGAGGCCGAACTCCTTCACGACCTGCGAGACGGTCATCTCGAACTCTCGGTACAGCGTGCAGACGCGACCCTTCGCGTCGGTCGAAATGCAGTATTCGCCGCAGGTCAGCGGGTAGTGGTGGATGACGGTCTGGTAGTCGGGAAGCAGAATGGTGGCTGCGGTGCCGAACGTGCCGAGTTCCTCGTACATCTGATGCAGAGCGTTGTAGGTGTTCGACTTCTGGAACACGCGCTGCATGCGCTTCGTCACGTCATCGAGCCACAGCTTGACAGGCTCGTAGGAGTTGAGTTCTGGGTCCGGCGTGGCGAGGCGGAACCACTGGCGCGCCGGCGACGTTGCGCCCGACATCATGCCTGCACCAAGGATGCGAAGTGCGCGGGTGCCCGTGGAGTCGTAGATGTTGTTGTGACGGCGGTATCCGCGGTCACGATCCTGGCGGAAGTAGCGTCCGTTGCGCGGGAGGATGTAGGACGTAAGTTCCTGCCAGTGCGCGAACCACGACGCACGCTCGCTCTTGAGCTGGCCCCACCGGGTGAACAGTCGATCCCGCGTGGGAGCGCCAGGATACGACGAGTTGTCTCCGGTGTACTCGCTCATTTAGCCCCCAAGGAGCGACGTGCGCCCCAGCTGAAGTTCCTGCGTGTTGACGCCCATCGGCCCGGTGAGCATGGTGCTCGAGGGACCGCCACCCATCTCGGCGGCGGCGCGGCCCATGATGTCGGCAACGGCTGGTTCGGCGCGGTTGGCGGCGGCCATCGACTGCTGACTGCGGCGCTGCTGGGTGCGCGCTGCGGCTGCGGCGGCGTCCTGCGCCTTCTTTTGCTGGCTCATCGCCTGCCGCTGCATGGACGCGCCACGCTCGCCGGCAGCGATGCTGTAGCCCGTTCCTGCCGCTGCTGTGCCGGCGGCAGTGGCTGCCAGGCCAGCCGCGAGTGCGTTCGTTGCGCCTGCGCCGAGTGCGGTGCCGAGCGCGGTCAGTCCGCTGACAACGAAATGTCGCTCGCGGCGTGAGGAGAGGTCGTGGATTCGTCGGATGCTGCGGTTGAACATTGGATGACCTTCATAAAAGTGCGTTCGCTCACCTCGTAGCCGAGCCTTTGGAGGATCGACCCTGCCGGACTGCCGGCTTCGAGGACGATGTCGGACATGCAGGCGACTTGCGCCCCTTGTTCTTTCGCCCACCGTTCAAACTCGAGCAGCATGCGGATGCCTTCCGGGCGGTTGCGGAAGTCGGGTTGCATCCACCAGACGTGTTCGAGCGCGATGCGCGAGCCGGGGTTGAACCAGCACGGGACGATGGACGCAGCCATAAACCCGCGAATGCGGCCATCAATCTCTGCCACCCAGACGCGGCCCACCGAAGCAAGCTGGATGATGGCTGCGCGTGCGTCATCGCTATACATGGGCAGCACGTTCGCATACTTCGTGCCTGACATGAACTCCATGCCCATGTCAACAATGGCCTCGATGTCCTGCTCGTTCGCTTGCCTGACCATGACTGTAGACCTCCGTCTAACGGTTACGGGTACTCACCTGTTCATACGGGTCGTAGTCGGTCGGCCGCGTGTCGATCTTCTCGCGGATCTCGCGTGGCAGCATCTTCGATACCGGGTACGCGAACGTCAGGCACAACGCGTCGGCCATGTCCGGGCTTCCGCCGCCCTGGAGTCGCTTCTTGATTTCGTCCTTCGACTCGAGCACGCGCTTGCCGGCAGCGTCGTACCAGTAGATCGGCGTGCTGATTTCCTGCTTGAGCGTGATGTCATTCGGGATTGAGCCACCAGCCTGTATCCATTCGCGTATGGCCCACCACATCTCGGTGCGCTTGTTGAAGAACAGGTTGGCGTAGGTGGCCTTGCCGCCGAACGCGACCTCGGTCACGTCGTATCCGAGCTGCCGCAGGCGGTCGATCACGCCCGCGCCTGCCCCGGCGTCGATGAACACGGCGTCGGGGTCGCGGTCCTCAATGACGTTGGCAACGGCCGCCGCCAGCGCCATGTTGTCGATGCCGTGGTGAACGATGGGCTTCTCCATGCGTAGCCCCTGGCGCAGGACAATCACGCTGCGGTCGTCGCCGAATCGGGCTGGGTCAACGCCGACGATGAGCGGCTGGTCGATGATGTCGCCGTCCTGGTACTGGCGCTGCGACGCGTTCTCGGCATCGGAGAGGCTGATGAGCTGGTCGTCGCCAGCCGCGCTGAAGTCGCACAGGTACTCGCGTGCGAACGCCGCCTCGGGCATGTCGCGCTCTAGGCGCTTCACTTCATCGGGCGCGAGCGCGTCGGTGTCGTACACCGTGTACTTCGCCGCATACCAATCCTCGAGGGAACCGCTTGCTGCGCGGTAGTACAGCTCGCTGAACATGTTGATTCCGGCGGGCGTGCCGATGAACAGCGCCCAGCCGCGGCGGTCGGAGAGCGCCGGCTGGATGATGGCCTCCCATACCTCGGGCTTGATCTGCGCGACCTCGTCGATGACGCAGCCGTCGAGGCGCACGCCGCGCAGGGCGTCGGGGTTGTCGCCACCGAACAGGCGGATCGTGGCTTTGTTGTGCTTGAACGTGACGGCGAGGTCGGCCTCGTTCACGTCCACGGTCCCGGTGCGGATGAACGGGTCAATCCTCTGCTTCAATCGCGCCCAGGCGATGGCCTTGGCCTGCTTCAGGAATGGCGCGACGTATACGAAGAACCCGAGATCCGACGTGCATTTGACTGCCCGGTGGAGCAGTTCCATGAGGGCGAGTTCGGTCTTGCCAGCGCGTCGATGCAGGGCGAGGACGGTGAACCGCCGACGCTCGAGGTGGCACCGCCGCTGCCATTCACGCGGCTCGTAGCCGAGGCGGATGGTCTTACGCATCGGGGACGCCCGTGATGACGTTTAGGCTGATGCCACCGCCATGCTCGAGCTGCTGCCTGTCGCCGTACTTCTTGGGGTTCCACTTGGCAAGGAGCTTCAGGCGCGTCTCGACCTGGAGCCTGCGCCACGCAACCTCGGTCTGGTCGAGTGGTTGCGTATCGGCAAGGGTCACGCACTGGTCGGCGATCACGTCGTGGCCGTCCTCGCGTGCGCGTGCGATGCGTGCGGAGAAATCCTCGTCCTTATCCATCCAATCGTAGATGGTGCGCCACTCCGGGTTTCCTTCGATCCTGCACCACTCGCGCAGGGGCCGGCCTTCGGAAATCCACTTGATGAGCGATTCAGCCTCCATCTGCGGCACGGGCATCTTGCCCGCCGGCCGTCCCACTCTTCGCTTGACGAGGGCGTTTCCAGTCGGCTGGGAGACAGGCGCGCCGCTGATATCGGCAGATCTTGCTGACAGTGGTCCAGCGGAGTCCGAGGTGTTTGGCGATGCGACGATATCCCCAGCGGTGTTCTTCGTGGAGTTCGCGGATCTCTTGGACGATGGCCTCTGGGATCGTGGCATTGTGGTGTGTTTCCCCCACGCGGCGGCCGTTCTCGCCGTAGGCCGCGAGCTTTCTCACTTGCGCTTCTTGCCCTTTGCCTTCACGTCTGCGCGGTTGAACTTCTTGGCGACCGACATGGGAACTCCCACCTTCTTTGCGAAGCTTTGGGAGTGTGCTGCTGCGGCCATGAGGCGGCGCTGCGCCGGCGACTTGCTTGGCATTACGTGGCTTCCTTGGCGGTAAGGGTGATCCGTAGTCCTGCTGCATCTGCAAGCGTGATAGCGGAATCGAAGGTGGCGGTGCGCTTCCCGATGACGGGCGCGGTGGACAGCAAGCACATCACGGTATGCGCTCGAAGCTTGCCCTGCTGCTCGAGGTCGCGTGCGACCTGGCTGCGGGTTCGGCCCTGTGCGACGACAGCCGTGGTCACGGCTGCCTTGAAATCGTCATACGAACTGATATCCATTTCCCAAAGTATATCAGGGTTTGCACAGAGGCTCGCCAAAATCTTCGGAGGTTGCCGCCCAGATGAGACGCGGCGTGCCTGGGCCGAGTTCGTTGGTTTCGATGTTGTCGGTGACGAAGGTGCGTGCTTCGCCGATGGACATTTCGTGCTCGTCGCGCAGGCGTGCCGCGATCATGTCTGCGGAATATACGGCGACGGGTATTCCTGACCGTTCAGTGGACTTTGGGTACATGATCCCAAGTAAACAATCTTCCATGTTGGCGAGCAGAATGGGATGTCGCCGCCGTCGCATGGCGGCAGTTTACCGTGTTGTGCTACGTTCTCTGCGGGTTCTTGCGGCAGTATTCGATGGCGACCGCCAGCACGCGGTGCGTGTCGGGGCTGATGCCGAGGCGCTCCTTCGCTGCATCAATCTCCGCAGCGGTTGCGGTCTTTAGCACCTCCTTCGCCCAAGCGTCCCAATCCGCGTACTCCGCCGGCGACGGGCCTTGCAAGGAGGTCGCATCGCGACGAGTCTGCACGACTTCACCACGCGCAAGAACATCGGCCTGCGGCACAATCGCGCAGTACGCCTTGTGAATCGCAGCAATGTCCGGCTTCGTGTCGCGCTCGAGGCGGTGCTGGCGGATGCATTCGCGCAGCTTGTCCTGGTGCAGCGACCCCCATCGCTCGTTCAAGAGCCGCGACAATTCAGGCTCGAGCATCCACTTCGGCCACAGTTCCCCCATCAGATTCCGATTGTCCATCCATGTGATCGTTTGCATACGCGAGAGTATACAGACAGGCATTCCCGGCTGTCAACGTGGGGAATGACGTTCGCAAGAGAACGATGCGGATGTATCTGCAAGGAAGTGAATCCGATCCGGCCTTCCGCGCCGCCGCTCTGCTGCGCTCCGCAGGTGCTTCGCTCCGCGGCGGCTCATCGCAGGGGACGTTCAGACTGATATCAGTTCACACGGTGAGCGCGAGGGAAGCATGACCCCCAAAGGGGGCCACGTTCAACCAGCCCACGCGGAGCCGCGCATCGGTCGAAGCCACGAATTTCACCATTTCGCTGGAGGATTGCCAGCCGCTACCTTCGTGGGGGAGCGCACCTTTCGGTGGCGCAGGGTAGGGTCAAACCCCTGCGACTACATCCATGCTCCCCTACCGCGCCGGGAACGTGTTGCGGCATTGTTGACCCTGAGGCCAGGTACGGTACAATGCAACCGCGCAGGAATTAGAGGCCCGCATGATAGCACCTCGGTGCCAACATGCAAGCGCATGAAACGGCGTGGGTTTCGACTCACGCCGATTTCATTTGACAGGGGGATACTTGCCTGTATCATTCGCTCGTCGGGCGTTCGTTTTTGCGATGGTCTGCGAGTGCAGCCCATGCCCGACAATTTAGCCCCCGGAAGCGCGGCCTGGTTGACGCAAGTCCCAGGCCGTGTTCTTTCCGGTACCGGAAATTGCCGCGTACATGGAATCGACACATGCATGAGACAGCAGCGCGTGCTTTCAGCGTCGCGCCCTGTCCCGGCGGAAGGTTGTTGCTACCCCAATGCTGCGCTGCCGACGGTCGTACCTCGCGGCCTTTTGCGCCGGCGCATGTGGGTGGTTGGCCTCCGACAGCCGCAGACCCACGTCTCCGCAATTGAAGTATATCATTGCGAATATGCCTCGCCACGCAAATCTCCCGTTTCACCTGTACGTTCACGTCTGCAACACGGCCCTCGGGCCGACGATGCCCGCCGGCACGACACGCGGCATCTGGCACGCGATCTACGCCCGCCCCGGCCAGATCGTGATGGCGCACGTCCTGCTCGAGACGGGCGCGGAATGGTGCGGAATCCCGCTCCATAAGCTCGCGCACGATCCCAAGGCGTTTGAGCAACGTCCGATCTTGGGCTGCGCTCGAATGAGCGACCTCCAGCCTTGGGGCGCGATGGGCGATCACCTCGAGGCGCTGCACCTCGAGTACCTCGAGGGGCTGTCCGTGATGGGAACCAGCGCCGAGCGCGGGTTCTGTGGGGTGCATACCGGGATCGTCATTGACTGGAGTGACGGGTTCAGTCGTTACCCGCAGGAACACAAGCCCCTGAATCTCATCGAGCGCACGGACGGCAGTTACCTGCTCTTCCCCAACAACTACTGCCGCTTCCTCGACAAGCATTTCACGTCGCGCAAGCGCGACGGCGACCTCGCCAGATACCGCCGAGGCGAGGACGTGTACTGGGGTGAATAGTGATCGAACGTACACGTCGCAATAACGTGTACGCAACTTCCACTTTCTTGAACTTTACTGCTCGCGCCTGTAGCCCAAACGCCACAGCAGTCGTGCGATGTCGGTCGCCGTATCTGCTATGGCTTGCTCGTCAAGCTCTGGCCGGATGCAGTGAAGGGCTTCATGGATGGTGGTATCCAATCTGTCCTTCTCCGACGGCCAGGTTGCCACGCGAATAATGCGACCATCAACGTGGCCTGGGTCTTGCATGTCACCGTAGTCCCGCATATTCGGGACGAAACGCAGCGTCCAATACTTGCCGCCGAGTCGGACGCGCATGGTGGCCTCACTTGAATCCGCGCTTCATCGCCTTGTATGCCGAGGGACTGACAGTGGACTTCGACTTCGGTCGGCTGGTGCCGGCCGCACGTCGTGCGTTGATGTTTGCGTACAGGCCGCGCTTTGCTGTCTTCTTCGCCATGATGTTTATCCTCTCGAGTTCTTGCCGCTGCACTTCCACTTCGCACGCGAAAGCCGCAGCGGGCTGTTCGGATCGCGTGCCGCCGCAGGGTGCGC